GAGCTGGACGACCCGGACGAGCCGGACCCGCTGGAGGCGTTCCGGGCGCAGTGGCTGAACCAATGGCCGCAGCGGCAGCTGCGCCCCACCGGCGAGGTGGAAGACCTGTTACCAGCGGGGGTGTGGGACGAGGCGACCGAGCCGGGCATCACGTCCACCGGCGACGTGTACGTGGCGATCGAGGACGAGGCCGGGCTGGCGGCGGCGGTCGCGGTCGCGGCGCCACTGGAGGACGGGCGGCTGGAGGTGGACGGGTGGCTGTGCGGCGACTGGGACGACGCGCTGACCAGCGTCGCCGCGCTCGGCCAGGTCCGTCCGATCCGTGTGCTACGCGTCGGCGCGTCGCTGCTCGATCGGGTGCCGCAAGACACGATCCCGCGGCCGGTGGCGGCCGGGTCGCGCGAGCTGCGGGTGGCGCTGCCGCTGTTCCGGGACCTGGCCGTGAACGGCGCGCTGGTGCACGACGCGACCACCACCGAGCTGGACGGCGCGATCACGCTGGCGCAGGTGAAGGAAGCCGCGACCGGGCTGGTGCTGGTGGCGCGCGGCCCGACGCACCTGATCCGGGCGCTGGTGTGGGCGGTGCAGGCCGCGAACCGGCCGGTGAAGGTGCCCGCCATCCGGTAGCCCTTTGCCGGCCGGTTAGGTAGCCTAACGATCGGGCATGGGCTGGCTTCAACGCGCGATCCGGCCACCGGATCCGATCCCGACCGACGCACCGGGCGACCCGCACGGTGTGGTGTTCGCGCCCGACCCGCCGCCGAGTCCGCCGCCGCCGCGGCCGGTCGCGCAGCCGTGGGCGGGCTGGCCAGCCGAGTGGGACGTGCCGCCCTGGAACGGCAGCGGCCCGCTGACGCGGCTGACGGACACCGCCTGGACGTGCATCGACCTGAACGCGGGCGTGCTGGCGTCGATGCCGCCCTACCTGGTCGGCGCCAACCCGGCGATCGACGCGGCGTGGCTGGAGAACCCGGACCCCGACCTGTACACCAGCTGGGACGAGTTCGCCAAGCAGCTGTTCTGGGACTACCAGCTGGGCGAGGTGTTCGTGCTGGCGACCGCCCGCTACGCGACCGGCTACCCGGCCCGGTTCCACGTCGTGCCCGGCTGGACGGTGAACGTGGAGATGGACTCGGGGCGGCGCCGCTACTCGATCGGCAGCTACGACGTGACGCCCGATCTGCTGCACGTCCGCTACCAGTCCACCACCGCCGACGCGCACGGCCACGGGCCGCTGGAGGTGGGCGCCGGGCGGCTGGTGGCGTCCAGCGTGCTGGCCCGCTACGCGGCGGGCCTGGCCAGCTCGGGCGGCGTGCCCACGTCGATCCTGACGCACCCCGAGGAGCTGCGGCCCGAGCAGACCGCCGAGCTGCAGCAACAGTGGATCGCGGCGCGCACGTCCAACCTGGGCGCCCCGGCGGTGCTGAGTGGCGGGATCGAGTGGAAGGCCACGCAGCTGAACCCGCGCGACATGGCGCTGGTGGAGCTGGCCAGCTGGAACGACGCGCGGATCGCGGTGCTGCTGGGCGTGCCGCCGTTCCTGGCGGGCCTCCCGTCGGGCGGCGACTCCATGACGTACAGCAACGTGACCAGCCTGTTTGACTACCACTGGCGGGCCGGGCTGCGGCCCAAGGCACAGGCGATCATGGGCGCCCTGTCCGGGTGGCTGCTGCCGCGCGGGACGCTGGTCGAGGTGAACCGCGACGCGTACGTGCGGCCCGGCCCGCTGGAGCGCGCGCAGACCTACCAGATCCTGAACGCGCTGGTCGATCAGCAGGGCAACCCGGCCATCACCGTGCAGGAGATCCGCGACGCCGAGCGGCTGGACGAGCGGCTGCCCGCCGCTGTCATGAGGGGATGACGATGGCTGACCTGGAGATCCGCAGCGCCGAGCTGACCAGCGTCCGGTACGCCGATCGGGTGATCGAGCTGGTGGTGGTGCCGTGGGAGTCCGACGCGATGGTGCCGCACGAAGGGCGGATGATCCGCGAGCGGTTCACCCGCGGCGCGTTCGCCGGGCTGGAGCGGCGCGCGAACCGGATCCGCGTCAACCGTGACCACCAGGCCGAGCGCACCGTCGGCCGCGCGCTCACGTTCCACGACCGCGACGACGGGCTGATCGCGGAGGTGCGGATCGCGCAGACCGCGCTCGGGGAGGAGACCCTGGAGCTGGCGAACGAGGGCGCGCTGGACGCGTCGGCCGGGTTCCTGCCGATGCCGGGCGGCGAGTCGTGGCACGAACGCCGCACGCTGCGGCGGATCAGCAAGGCGTGGCTGGGCCACATCGCACTGACGCCCGACCCGGCCTACATCGACGCGCGGGTGCTGGCCGTGCGTACCGCCGAGCCGGTCCCGGCCAGTACCGCCCCGGCGGCCACGCCACTGCTGGACGAGGTGCGCAGCTGGCGCCTGCGCGACCAGTTCGGTAGCCTAACGACCGAGTAGCTGGGCGCTACCGGATCCGTCGCAGACCGCCGGTGCGGGCCGGATCCGTTGCGGGCGACTGACAGCAGCTCACGGCCGAACCGTGTCCCTACGGCTCGAAAGCGAGCGTCGCCATGCGACAGACCGACCAGATGATCGCCCGCTACGCGGGCGAGATCGAGGAGCGCCAGACGTTCATCGACGGGATCGTGGAGGGCGCCGAGAGCGCCAGCCGCGACCTGACCCCGCAGGAGATGGAGCTGCTGACCCGGGCACGCGACCGGATCAACGACGTGAACGGCCTGCTGGGTCCGCTCAGCGACGCGTCCCGGATCGCCGCCGAGTCGCGCGAGCGGATCGCGCGGCTGGCACCGACGCAGACCAACCGGCCGACCGAGATCGAGTACCGGTCGGCAGGCGCCTACGCCATCGACATGTGGCGCGCCGGACTCGGCAACGACGACGCGCGGGAGCGGCTGGCGCTGTTCCACCGCGCCGCCGCCCACCAGACCACCGGCGACAACCCGGGCCTGCTGCCCGAGCAGATCCTCGGTCCGGTCGTGAACTTCGTGGACGCCAGCCGCCCGCTGATCTCGGCGCTCGGGCCGCGCCAGCTGCCAAGCGGGTCGTGGTCGCGGCCCAAGGTCACGCAGCACGTGGCCACCGCCGCGCAGGTCGGCGAGAAGACCGAGCTGGTGTCGCAGAAGATGGTCATCGACAAGCTGCCGGTCTCGGCCAGCACCTACGGCGGGTACGTGAACGTGTCGCGCCAGGACATCGACTGGACGACCCCGGCGATCATGGATCTGGTCATCAACGACCTGGCGTCCGAGTACGCCAAGGACACCGAGAACCACGCCTGCACGACGCTGACGGCTGCCGCCCCGGCCGGGCCGACGCTGCCGACCGGCACCCCCTCCGCCGATGACGTGGCCGGGGCGCTGTGGGGCGCCGCCGCCTCCGTGATCCCCGCGACCGGCGGCGCAGGCCGGATCATCGCGGCCGCGCCGCCCGAGCTGATGGGCGTGCTCGGGCCGCTGTTCCCACCCGTCGCGCCGTCCAACGCCCAGTCCAGCGGGTTCAGCATCGCGTCGATGGCGTCCGGGCAGGCGGGCAGCATCGCCGGGATCCCGATCATCGTCACGAACGGGATGGCGGCCGACACCATCCTGGTGCTGTCCACCGCCGCGGCCGAGGTGTACGAGGATCGGATCGGGTCGCTGCAGGTCGTGGAGCCGTCGGTGCTCGGCGTCCAGGTCGCCTACGCCGGGTACTTCGCGGCGCTGGTGATCGAGGCGGCTGGCATGTCCAAGATCGTGAAGACCCCATGACCGACGAACCCGAGCGGCTGGACGCGCCCAACCAGCAGGTGGTGCGGCCCGACGGGTCCGGCCCGGCCGAGGAGGGGAAGGGCGGCGGGAAGGCCGCCAAGGCCGCCCCCAAGGCCGCCAAGCCCGCGCCCGGCAAGCGGGCCGCGGACACCTCCGACCCCGCGGAGTCGCGGGAGGAGGCCAGCTAGGTGGCCTACGCGACCCCGGACGAGCTGGCGACCGCGCTGCGGATCACCGTCACGCCCGGCAACCAGGACGCCCTGCAGGCGTGCCTGGACGCGGCCGGGCTGGAGATCAACGACGCGATCGACACCGACACCGACCTGCCGACGAACGCCCTGCTGAACCGCGTCAACGTCGTGCGCGGCGTGGAGTGGTGGAAGGCCAACGACGCCGCGTTCGGGGCGCCCGCCGCCGGGTCGCTGGAGACCCCCGCCAGCAGCTTCGCGCGGCACAGCATGACCCTGACGCCGCTGAAGACCACGTTCGGGGTCGCGTAGTGCCACTGCTGACCGTCACCGACGCGCGGGAGCGGGCGCAGCTCGCGCTCGCGCCCGCCGTCGATGGCGACCCCAACGTGCAGGCCACGGCCGACGCGGTGACGCCGCCGACGCTGGTGGTCTACTGGGCCGAGCCGTGGCTGGAGCCGGTCACGACCAACGGCCTGCGCAAGCCGGGGTTCACGGCCCGGCTGTCGATCCTGGCGGTGGCCGGGCGGCTGGAAGTGGCCGAGGGGATCGCTGAGCTGGAGTCGCTGATCACCTACGCGATCGCGCGGCTCCGCGCTGACGACTACCCCTGGCCCGCGCCGACCGTCGGCACGCCGCTGCGGTGGCGGCCGTGGCAGGGCCAGCAGATCGAGTACCTGGCCGCCGAGATCCGCTACCGGACACCGGTCTACCTGGAAGGAGCCTAACCACCATGGCCGTAACCGCCCCGCCCCTCCCGCTGATCCTGGACGACGCGTCGGTCACGATCGACGGCGCGACGCTGGACTGCGTGACCAACCACCTGGAGCTGTCGCCGGACGTGTCCACCGTGACCATCACCACGCTGTGCGGCGAGACCGACTACCCGGGCGCCGTCAAGTGGTCGCTGGTGATGACGCTGCAGCAGTCCTTCGACGCGGGCGCCACCGAGGACAT